GATATAGTGCCTGTTGGATCAGGCAAAACATTTCTAGCATCAGTCGCCCTTCCGCTGTTTGCAAGTGATGAAAAATATCATAAGGGTAAAGATATCATTTACTCTGCGCCAACAGGGTCTATGATCAAGTCTTTGATCTGGGAACCTTTGAAGCAGAGTTGTATTGAACACTTTGGTTTACGTGATGGTAAAGAAATCAACAACAGTGAACTTACTATCAAATTCCCTAATGGTGTTTTTATCAGATGCAAGTCAGCAGAGATGAAAGAAAATCTACGTGGTCTAAACGTAGGTATATGGGTAGCAGACGAAGCCGCACTTTATTCACAAGACACACTACAAGAAATTACAAACCGATTGCGACCCCGTGTTGGGTCACCTGATACTCAAGGTAGATTGATTGTAATTTCTACACCCAACGGAAACGGACCTCTTTTTGATCTGTTTACTCTTGCTAATAATAATCCAGACAGATACATAGTTAGGCACATGAATTACTTGGAAATGCGTTCTGGTAATTTAGAATTTATAGAAGAACAAAAGCGTATATTGTCTCCTCTTAAATTCGAGCAAGATTATATGTGCAGTTGGGAAAGCGTACAAGATCAATTTTTCTATACATTTAATAAAGCAAAACACTGCCATGATATCTTTGATGATCTAGGTGACATTTATACATTCCACGATTTTAACAAAAAACGGATGTGTTGTACTGTTGCACAAGTAACTAGACCCGGAGAACGATCAGGTAAGATTGAAATATTAAAATCGTATGCAATTAAAGATTGTGGTACAGAACAACTAGCACAGCAGATCAGACAAGATTATCCCCGTCGTAGAATATACTCTATCATTGATATGTCAGGAGCACAAACGAACCGTGATACTACTAGCGTGTTTGGTGTCACTGATAGAGTAATCTTAGAAAAGTATGGTTTCACAATTATCAATACAAGAAAGTCAAATCCTCTTGTAAGCGATACCGATAACTCTAGTAATGCATTTATCAACAGGGGCGGCTTACTAGTATCTCATTATGATACTGAATTGATAGAAGCATTACAGAGTTATCACTTTGAAGATGGTACACGTAAAAAGTTAGTCAAATATACAGATGCAAAATATTCACACATTGATGGTTTAGGTGATTGTATCAGATATGGTATACATCATTTGTTCCCTGTACAACATGATAGTTGGGAAGGAGCAGAATACGTAAGCACTGATCCTAATATGCAAAGACGTATGCAACCAGGATTAGATCATGTACCTCATAGCCCTTTGTTTAAAGGGGGACCCACGTGGGAAGAAATTATGGGTAATGCAGAACAAGACGTTGATCACGTAATTTGGTAATTTATCTATAAAAATATTTTCTAAGTATAAATACATTATATTTATGGAGATATTTAATATGGCAAAAAAAGGTAGAAAAACAGTACCAATCGATGAAAGATTGTATCGTAGTTGTAAGTACATTGAAGAAACTGAATGTTGGGAGTGGCAACTGTCTACAAACAACATTGGTTATGGTTTGATTAGAGATGCAGATCATGGCGATGGGGAAAAAGGTGGTATGAGAACTACACACAGAGTAAGTTACGAAATACACAAAGGTTACATACCTAACAACAAAGTAGTAATGCATACATGTGATAATCCTAAATGTTGCAACCCAGATCATTTGCTTCTAGGTACAAGACAAGATAATTCACAAGACATGATTGGAAAGGGAAGAGATAATCTTTTTGGCAGTAAAAATTCACGTAAATGCAAGTATTGCGATATGTACACAACACCAGCAATGCTTACACGTTGGCACGATGATAACTGCAAACACAAAACACAACATTAATTAATAAATACAATGTTAGTTAGAATATAAATAACAAATTCATAGGAACAATACATGAAGTCAAGTGACCTATTAGAGCAGAATCCCCTGTATGCTACAATGCTACCTCAAATGTTGAGTTATCAATATGCATACTTGGGCGGCTTACAATTCAAACAGCATGTACGCAAAAAGCGCCCAAGCGAAGATTCAAATCTATACTTAGATTTAATTGAAAACACAGTAGCACAACCTATCTGTCGTTACATCGTTGACACAATCAATGATGTAGTGTTTGAGCCAGGCGTAAAACGTGAACTTAAATTTGCTACCCCGCAAGGCGTAGCAATCTCCCCAGACAATATCGAATGGTCACAACTGATGTTGTTAGATGCCGATTTGCAAAATAGAAGCATGGACGGCTTTATGGAAACAGTAGGAGACTTAACTTCTATCTATGGACAATGTTGGATCTTTGTTGACATGCCTAAAGAAAATGAAGGTAATTTAGGCAGACCATATGTTGTTGCTATCAATCCCATATCAGTATGGGATTGGGAGTATGAAATATATGGTGGACGACCAATATTAAAATATATTAAAGTATTAGAAAACGAAGACGATGAGTGTTTTTACTTTAAGTGTTATCACTTAGGTACAGAAGAATATCCATCGTATTGGAAAAGTTACAAAGTTGATAAATCAGATAGAGAAAACAGTGAAGCAGAACTGATCGATGAGGGTACATACCCAGAAGGTATGGGTATCCCAGGATTTATGGCTTATGCTAAACAAGACCCAAGATCAATTGACTACGGAATCTCAGATATCGATTCTGCATCAGATGCAATGCGTGAATACTACAAACTAGAATGCGATGCTTACACATCTATTCAGTTTGCTAAAACATTAATTAGAGCAGACAAAGGCGTTTCAGTTCCTGCACAAGCAGGATCGATAGTAAGAGCAATGCAAGGTCAAGTAGAAACTATCCCTGTAGATACAGGCGATGTGACTAAAACAATGGAAAAACAAAAAGAAGTTTTAGATCAAATCGAAAACTTGACAGGCTTAGGTGGACTAAGAATGTCTCGTCACAATGTACAATCAGGTATTGCTATTATTGAAGAACGCAAACAACTTCATAGAGTTGCAAAAGCAAAAGCAAGACTTATGGAAGTTGCAGAAGAACAAATCTTTACATACGCCGCACGTTTTATGGGTATGCGATGGGCAGGGGAAGTTATCTATGCAACTGATTATGATGCCCATGACACAAATTACAGAATTGCAGTTTACAAAGAATCAAAAGCATTAGTGCCAGACAATGAAATTGTTGATGCATTAATTACAAAAGACATCATTGCTATTTTAGCACCTGATGAAAGTGTTGGTCAATATGAAGAAGCATACATTGAAACACTACAAGATCCTCAATTGAAGAATCTTATGAAAACAGAAAATGAAAAAGTTTTAAGCCGTGACTTACAATCACAGATACCTAGTTATAATGATGACTACGAAGGTGTTGATGATGGAAGTTATGACGAAGAAGGTTTGAGATACAGTACAACTATAGTAGATACTGGACCCTCATATACAACGCAACAAGCAGTTGCAGTACAGTTACTAAACGGTGCAGGAAGCACGGGAAGGTAATAATTTATAACAATCGAATCGTTTATTACGTTACAATAGGAGAAATTAATGATTGATGAAAATATCGGTGGCAACGAACAAGCCCTGCAAGAAGAAGCAGTGATGGACAATGATAATGTTGAAAGTCAACAATCTTCAAGTGAAAGTAAAGTAAACCCAGCAGGTATACGCAAAGCACAAACTCAAGGTATTTTAAATGCATTGAGTAGAGCATCAGGACAGAAGTTAAACACTGTTGAAGATGCAGTTGCGTTTATTGCTAAAACTACAGCACAATCACAAATCGGTGGCAACGAAAAGCCAGTGGAACAAAGTCAACCTGACATGAAACAGCGTTCTGTTTCTAACAATGACTTGCAAGAACAGTTTAAGAAATTGCAATCAGAACTTACTCAAAAAGAGCGAGCATTGAAAGCAAAAGAACTTGAAACTGACATCATGCAATCAATGGGTGACAGATTTGATCCTGATCTTTCAGATTATGCTTTGCAAAAAGTTAAGTCTAACATTCAATGGAATAATGACGGTACTTATAGCATTGTAAACACTAAAGGTCAAGAACGATATGGTCAAGACGGCGAACCACTTACGTTAAAAGATTTAGTGAATGAAGTAGCACAGGGTAATCCTAAGTTACTAAAACAATCATTTACTCAATCTGGTTCTGGTTTGAGACCAGGTCAGAGTAAGTTTGCAGGTAGCGACCTAGATGCGATACCAGACTATTCTAAGGATCCAGCCGCTTTTAAAGCATGGAAACAAAGGCATAGTTTAGGTAAAGGTGTAGGACTAAAAGGGCTAGGTGTAAAAGTATCTGACGGGACTCCAAACAGAAATTAATTTGTTTAAGCCAATTTATTTTAAAGGAGATTAATCATGGCATATGTAATAAACACAGCAGGAGCCGGTCCTAATGGAGAAAATAACGCATTTACAGCGGCTATTGCTTCATTTGCACTTGAGCAAATGCACGAAAGCCAAGGGCTTGTTGACTACACTAGAGTAGTAACATCGGCTCAAGGTAACACTTATAAAGTACCTAACTTCCCCGCACTAGGTTTCCAAGACTACAATCCTAGTCTTAACACAGGAACAACCGGCTACGGTGATGCAGACGTACAAAACCCAGCAATCACACAAAAAGAAATCACTGCTACACCAGCAGTATGCTCAACAGCATTCGATATCTTCTTTGGTTGGACTAGTTCATTTGAATTAGCCGCAACTTTAGGAGAAGAAATCGGTGGTGCTTTTGGTGAGAAAGTTGATCAAAGAGTAGCGGCAGCCTTCTTAGGCTTCAAAGCAACTCCAGGTAACACAGTAGCGGCTAATGCTGACGGCTTCAATGTCGTAACAGCAATGGGTGCTATGGAATTACAAAAACAAGGTGGAACAACTGCGGCAACAGACGCGGCTTTCATCTCTAATACAGTTTTAGGTCTTGTACAAAAAATCAAGCAAAACTATGTTGTTGGTCGTTTACCAGGAACACCTATTATTGTTTTAGACTCTAACGGTGATGATACTGTTGTAGGTTCTTCAATGCTTAGAGTATTGTCAGAACTATCAGGCGGTGCTGTTACTACAGTAGCAAACTCAGGCGGTTCAGCCATTACTTCACTTGGTGAAGAATTGTTAGCAACTGGAACACTTTCTAACTTATATGGTTGTAGAGTTATCTTCTCTAACTTCTTGTCATCAGTAGTTGCTGGCGCAGGAACTAACGGAGAAATTGACGGCGTTGCAACACCAGTATTAGTTGGTGGTTACATGCATGAAACTGCAATCTTTACACTATTGAAAGAAAACCTAGAAATCAAAGTTGGTGAAGCTCCTTTCGGACTTCAGAACTGGTTAACAGGTGTTGCTTACATGGGTGCAGGTGTTGCAGATCCTCGTAGAGGTGGTGCTATTAATATCGCTCAGGCTTAAGTTGAATTAATATAGGAAGAATAATATGTCAGTTCCATATCAAAGAGTATCAAACGCAACAGTTCAGGATATCATATTTTATGATCCTGCGGCAGAAAGGCGTGCGGCACAAATGCAAATCGACTGGGACGATTACTTTACAGTAGGGTCACAAGAAATTTTGTACTGGCTAGAATTTGGCTGGTGGCCGCAATATTGCGACAACGTGATAGGAGCTAACTATTATGCTAACTTACCTAATGGTCAATTAATCTCAGCGTTCAATCCAAATCTTTTAATTAAGAATGATCAGACATTAATCAGACTCGATACTTTCCAAGCAGTGAAAATCTTCTACGAGAGTATCGTTTCTGATACTAGTAACGTTAACTCTGTTGACGCGGCTAACTATAATCATGCTTTAGAAAGATATGAGAAAGAGCAAGAGAAGGCACTTCAATTACAAAACTTTTATGACTTGTATCAGGATGCACCTAATGGTCCTACTACTAAGTTGGAAGAAAACTGGGTCGCTGATCCAGACTATTTCAACAACAATAGGAGATGGTTCTAAGTGTCTAGACCACTAGTTGACAAGGCACAAGTTGTTGCATATCTTAGGGCAGTTGCAAAATTGCAAACGCCTATTATTGAGGTATCAGCAACTTATCCTAGTGAAGACGATAACATTGCTTATGGTCTTTATGTTGACGATGTGACTAACAATGCAAGAACTATCAACCAATTAGCAATCCAAAACTGTGGTTCGATGTATGATGCTGAAGATCAATTCAACATTTTATACATCTCGTTTCAAAACGATCCACAGTCTTTAGTCATACAAGATGCTATCGAAGACTTAGCAGGTAATGTTAATTTCTTTGATGGTTATACATCAGTTGAAATGTCCAGAGAAGTGACTATAGGTAACAGAAGCGAAATTCACACCTATACATTTGACTTAACCCGACTTGAATTTAATAACGCCCATCAATCTTAAAGGAGACATAACATGGCAAGAATTACAGTAAACACAACCGGTAAACAACCTCACTTATATGTGAGTACCGATACATCAAATGTTGCCAATGCTTCATTAGACGTTACTTGTTTACAAGATGTCACAATTACCAATTCAACAGGAATTTTTTCTTGGACTGATTTTTGTGCAACATCTATTAACAAGATTACTACCCCGTCTGACAACGAACTATCTACTAACATGGTCATTGACGATGTTAAGTTTTTTGGTACTCTAACTTCAGGACAGACTACTGCCCCTGAATATGGCGTTGCAGGCTTATCTAATAATAAAGTTGAAGTATCATGGCGCTTAGTTATGAATGGAGATATCGCAACTGCTAATGCACATTACTATGAAGGTACAGGTTACCTTTCTAGTGTTGCACCAACAGTTAGCCCAGACTCACCTGTTTGGGTATCCCCTCTAACTATCGCTGTTGATGGTGACATGACAATCGGACAAAATCCGTAACAAAAACTGAAGGGGTTAGGAGCAATCTTAGCCCCTTTCTTTTAAAGGAAAATGGACCAAAATGGTAAAATGGTCCAGTCAATAATTTATTCAGGAGAAACAAATGAATGACTTAACGCAAGTCTGGCTCAAAACAGACGAAGAAAAACTCAGATCACTCATCGCTGATGAGGCAAAAATGATGCCCATGTTAGATAACATGCAAGCAACTATCAGGCAATTAAAAGCCAAACAACAATTTCGTTTAGCACTTTTAAATCAACTACTAGAATCAGCAGACGATACCGCTAAATACAATATCAATAATTCACAGGAGAAATAATAAATGAATCTTTCACAAATATCAAAAAAACCCGAACTAGTAGAAATGTTTTTAGACGACAAAGAAACCGTCAAAGAATTTGGTGAGCCTTTGTCATTTTGGACATGGGATCGTCAATCAATTGATAGTTATGTTAAATTAGCCAACATTGCTAGTGATAGTAAAAATGAAAAAATTAATGTTGGAGAAATGATTGACTTAGTAAAAGGTTTAGTATTTGATGAGAATGGTAAAGAAATCATTACTGATGGGAATACATTACCCTTTTCAATAATGACTAAATTAGTAGAAAAGGTTACTCAATCCTTGGGAAAGTAACAAAGGATGCATTGATTATGGATTCACCTAAGATGAATTCAATCATGCAAATAGACACACTAGGTAAAAGATATGGTCTTTTACCTAGCGAAGTATTAATGAGAGCAGATACTTTTGATTTGTATATTATGGATGCGGCACTGACATTTGAAAACTATCATCAGAAAAAAGCAAATAGTAAAAATGGTTTGGGACCGACTCCGCAATTGACAACAGAAGAACTATATGAATTATTAAACGAAAATAAATCCAATGAGAGTTAGTGTAACAGTAAATGACAAGTTATTTAAAAGACGCATGAAAAAATTGTCAGCACTTCCTGCCCACCTTTTAGATGAAGCACTAACTTTAGTCAAAGAATATACCCCTGTGCAATCTGGCTATGCACGTAGTCAAGTAGTAAAACAGGGCGATTCTATTGTAGCAGATTATCCTTATGCAGCCAGATTAGATCAAGGATATAGCAAACAAGCACCTGAAGGATTTACAAAGCCAACAATTGAACAACTGCAAAAAGATACAAACAAGTATATTAGGAAAGTTTAATCATGGCACAAGATATTTCAGTAGCATTAACATTAGATAACAGCGAATTTCAACAGGGCTTACAACAAAGCCAAAATAGTGTTAATCAATTTACTACTGCCAGTACTAAAGGGCTTAATCGATTACGTGCGGCATTTGCGGCAGTAATCAGTACTGCTACTTTAAAATCAATTATACAAGTAGGTTCAAAATTCCAAGATTTAGAAGATAGTTTGAATGCAGTCTTTGGAAGTACAAGAGCAGGTGCGGCAGCGTTTGATAGAATTCAAAAATTCAGTTTAAAAACACAATTTGGAGTTGACACTCTAACTGAGGCATTTATACAGTTAAAGGGTGCAGGAGTTGAACCTACAGAAAAATTATTGATGACATTTGCTGATGCCGCAAGTGTTACAACAGATCAAATGGGTACGTTTCAAGCGGCGCTTGATTTAGTATCACGTTCTACTGCTGGTGGTTTAGGATTAGAAGACCTCAATAGATTAGCAGACAGAGGTATTCCTGTATTCCAAATATTAGAAGAAAAATTAAATCTTGCAAGACTAGAAGTTGCTGAATTTGGTAGAACAGCCGAAGGCGCTAATACAATTATTACTGCTTTGGTTGACGGATTAGATGAAAGATTTGGTGGCACATTGCTTACCAAGATGGATAACGTCAGTGTTAAATTCTCAAACATGCAAATTGCGGCACAGCAATTAGCGGCAGAAATCTTTATGAAATTAGAACCTGCTATTGCTAAGATGCTAGATGATTTAACAACATTGTTAACACAAATGTCAACATTTATTAGTGAAGCAGAAACAATGCGTGACGTTATTGAAGGAATAGAAGAAGCATTGGGACCTTTTGCGGACTTATTACAAGTAGTAGTAAATGTACTTGGCGCATTTGTTGCATTGAAAATCATACAAGTATTTGCAGGATTTGTAAAAATATTAGCATCGGCTTTCAATATTATACTTCAATTAGGTGTGGTACTAGTAGGCTTTGGAAAAAACATAACTGGTTTAGGAAACAGTTTGGTACCGGTAGCAAACTTGTTTAAAAGATTCTTTTTATTCGATTTAGCGTTATCAATAGTAGAAGCATTTAAGATGCTTAGAGTAATGGATCAATTAGGATATACATTTAGAGAATCACTACCTATTGCATTAAAACATTTTGCAAACCGAATGATAGGAACTTTTTTAGGTACGTTTAGAGCAGTAATTGGTATAGCGGTTGAATTTAAAGACCAAATATTTGCTTTATTTTCAGGAGAAGGTTTTTCATTTAAAGAAATCGGCAAGGCTGCAATGGACACATTTGCTGAGGGCATGGAAGAAGGTAGAATATTTGAAATTCCAGAAGAAATAAGAAAAGCCTTTGAATCAGCAGATATTTTTGGTAATTTACCAACACCGCCCGAAGAAGTTCTACCAGAAGAATTGCCTGAAACTATGGCAACAACAGTTGATGAGATAGCAACCCAAGCAGGTATACTAGACAACATACTTGCTGGTATAGGAGTATCTTTTGAAAACTTAGAAGACGAAATTAAATCTGGATTTTTACAAACTTTAAAATCAGCAACACAAACACTAAGTGACAGTCTAGCAGAAAGTTTAATGGAAGGTAAAAGCGTACTAGATAGTTTTAGAAACTTTTTTAAAACAATGGTAAAGAAATTAATATCTGATGCTCTTAGATTGTTAGTTATACAACCAATATTATCTTCTATATTTGGACTTTTCTTCCCAGGTCAAGCACTAAATTGGGCAGGTGGAGTACCTACTATTACACCAAAAGCAAAAGGGGGGCCAGTCGGAGCAAATCAACCATATTTGGTTGGAGAAGAAGGACCAGAATTATTTGTACCCGGAGCATCAGGTAATATAGTACCTAACAATAGATTAAGTGGTATGGGAGGCGAGATATCTGCCCCAGTAACAAACAATTATATCACAAACAACATTAATGCATTAGACTCACGTTCTGTAGCACAAGTATTTGCCGAAAATCGTCAATCATTGCTAGGTACAGTAGAATATGCAAGAAAAGAAACCGCATACGGTGTTTAACAATTTATAAGGAGAAAGTAATGAAAATAACAAGCGACAAACAAGTACCACAAAGTGGTGTATTTAATGTAATGAGTTTAACAGGATTGAGTTTAGTATGGGGTCATATGCTAAATTTAGTTTCACTTTGGTTTTTACCACTTACAATAATGCTAGTTTTATTAGGATGGGGTTCTGAACTAAGAAAAGTAACAGAATTACAAACACCTAAACGATAATAGGAAATAACGATGGCAGGATTACAAACAATCATTGATAATTGCAATGGTATGGAAATAAATCGCAGAAAAGTTGTTGGAATACAAATTACACGCAACGAAATACCAAGAGTATCGACTACTCCAACTAAAAATCCATGGAAATTTAGTTTAGATATGCCATCTAGTTTTTCATATAGTGATGCTCGTCAATTAATGGAAGCATTAGATACATTAGATCGTACAGGTTACGAAGATATTACGTTTTCAAACAATGCATGTTTGAATTGGATCTTTAGATATCAAGGATCACTGTCTCAATCACAATTAGCAGGCATAAGAGTAGCAAGTTTTGTGGGTAATCAACTAACATTAACTAATTTACCTGCTGTGTCAGCAACTAGAGTTGTGTTTGAACAAAATGATTTGATACAAATCAATGGTTTTCCTTATCCTTTTACATCAACAACAAAAGTATTAAGAGGATCAGGAAATGTAACAGTAACAACACATAGACCAAATATTATTAGTACTACTATTTCACCAACTACGGGTATAACAGTGGGTAATGCGTGTCAATTTAGAATGTTTTGTCCTAATATGCCTGTTTATAAACTAATCCCAGGTGGTACAAAGTATGCCGCAGGTGGAACTAGAATTAGTAATGCTTTAAT